GAAAAGGACCGGCGTCCAAATAATGCCTCGCGCTATTCCCTGTACGTCAAGCGATGACCTGGCTAAGGGTTCGTCCCGTGCCAGTAGCCTCGGAGCCTTTGCCCCTGCAGGAGTACGTGCACGGAAACTGTAAGGGGTTGTATGAATAAACCTATCCTAATGAGGGAAATGTAGAATAGGCTATTGTGGTGAGAAGATTTTCCCTAACATAAATCTCCCATATTGTCAATTATGTTTCTGTTTTAGGTCCCTTATTCGGTGGAAGGCATAAAAATTTAGTATATAAATTTAATTCATTAACACTCTTTCTACCAATTTCTCTCATTAACTTTGCGGAATGAGAGTAACCATATATAGTGCAGCTATAAGAATCTTTAAAATAGATTCTTTCTGTTTTAATTTGATTACAGGTTACAGATGTTGTTGCAGTACACAACCACATAAAAATAATAAATTTACCCATTGACAAACCTTTATTCAATCCTATATAGTCATCAGAAATAAATGAAAGGAACTATGACCGATATAACCAAATATAGAAATGTTTCGTTAACGCACGAAACATACAAGACATTGATTGCTTTGTCCAAAGTTTTATTACCAGACGCAAAGTTATCAATTAGCAAAACCATAGAGCAAATTGCTAATGAAAAAGCGAAGAAGTTAAATGGTAAAATTAAAAAAGTATAGAGTACACAAAGCCATCTGCGATGTATGCAATGGTAATGGCTACGTTAAAATAAAAGACGTAGAAGATCCAAAAGAAATTAACATTCACCAGTGTTGGGAATGTGATTCGGAAGGGGAGTTTTATGTATATGAACCCGAAATGGCTTCAGGTGATGATGCTATTAACAATGATCGTAGTGCTGACAAGCTCTTGCACTAAATACTTAAATAATGTAAAACCCTGGACAACAGTTATGAAAGCAATGGTGAAACATGACGGAAAAGATAAATAAAGGAAACGCACCTATTCAGGTACAATACCAAGTATTAACTTGGGGACCCTGTGTAGTTAAGTTGAGAATTACTGATGACTTTCATCAATTATTAACTACTGAAGCAGAAGCTTCAGTAAAGGAAGAGAACTTATACCAACACAGACTCGCAGGTATTATTCAAAAAGAATATAAGTTTAGAAATCTAAATACCCTACAACCTTACATTAATGACATACTTCAAATATATGACAGAGTATGGACACAGTGGAGAAATGACGATGACAAAGATAAACCACCTAATAAATATTTAATTAGAAACATTTGGGTAAATTATCAGAAAGCAGGAGAATTTAATCCACCGCATGATCATGCAGATGATTTATCTTTTGTTGCTTATCTTAAGATACCTAGTGAAATTGAAAAAGAATTTAAAGAATTTAGAGGTAAATCTTGTGGTCCAGGTGGTATTAGTTTTCTATATGGGGAAGGAAATAGACAAGCTATAACTTACCAAGCTCATTTTCCTAAAGAAAAAGATCTATTTATTTTTCCTGCATGGTTAAAACATTTTGTTGCACCTTTTAAAGCTGACGTAGAAAGAATTTCTGTTTCAGGTAATATTGCTTCTAATATCCCTGTGAATGCTTTAGAGCCTGTCAAAAATGACACTCCATCTAAGTCATAGAAAAGGAATTAGAGCTGAACTAATTGCCCAAGAGTATTTTTTAGAAAAAGGTTATTTAGTTTTTCCAGCTTTACATGGAATAGGTCCTATTGATTTTATTACTTTAGATAAAGAAAACAATATTAGATATTTTGATGTAAAGACTCGTGGTAGAAGATCTGATGATACAAAGATTTGTCGTTCTAATAAAAGAATTCCTGGTATTAGAATCGAGATACTTTATGTAGATCTAGAGTCTAAAGAAATTACCACAGGGCTTACTAAAAAAGCGTGGCATAAGAAATATAAATTTGATAGGGATAAAAAAGGACAGTATAACGGAAAGGTAATAGAGAGATGAGTACAAGAGAACAAGGAAGAAAGTGGGATGGTAAATCTCGTGTGTCTAATGAAACTTATAGAAAAAGGTGGGACGAAATTTTTAAAGAAAAAGAAAAAGATGAGTGGTGGAAACATATGGATAAACCCAAAGAGGTAGAAGATGATGAATGAAAAAGATTTAAAAGAGTTTCATGATTTAGATAAGCTAAAACAGAACATTAAAAAATCCAATAAATACAGCTATTTACAAGGAAAACAGATCACGGACCAAGAATCAGGGACCAGGGTTTATGACTTCAATGGATCTAGACTTCCCAGCGTAACTACTGTATTAAGCGCTACAAAAAATCAACAATTTTTAAAAGACTGGAAGGCTAAAGTTGGAGAACAAGAAGCAGAACGAATCAAGAATTTATCTTCAAAGCGAGGGACTAGTATGCACAAATTCCTTGAGTCTCATATCCAGGGAGTTGGCTACGATGATCTTACAGGGGTCGGACAAGAGGCGAAGCCCATGGCCCAAAAAATTATTGAAATGGGTCTTACACCTATTTCGGAATACTATGGCTCGGAAGTTATGTTACATTATCCTGGGCTTTATGCTGGGAGTACTGATCTCGTATGTCTACACAATGATCTTGAAACAATAGTAGACTTCAAACAATCTAACAGACCTAAAAGAGAAGAGTGGATCGAGGATTATTTTTTACAAATAGCCGCGTATTGTATGGCACATGACTACGTTTATCAATCACAGATTAAACAAGGAATCATTATGATCTGTACTCCTGATCTTTATTATCAAGAATTTAAAATGCAGGACTCTGATTTGAGGAAGTGGAAACACAAATGGTTAAAGAGATTAGATATGTATAACGAACAAAGATACGGTGAAAAGAAGATAAGTAAACCTTATAACCCGGAGGATTTTTTTAATGGAGCGTAAACCTACTATATTTATAGCAATGCCTTGTTATGACTCGATGAGAGTTGAGACATGTATATCTTTATTAAATACTTATATAGCATTAGCTAAAGCTGGAATAGAATGTAAATTTAAATCTGTTAAGTCTTCTCTTGTGACTCACGCAAGGAATCTATCAACAGCTGCATTTTTACATAGTAACATGGACTATATGTTATTTGTAGATGCTGATGTAGAGTTTAATCCTGAAGCTGTACTAAGAATGATCGTTCCTAAAATGGACCTGGTTTGTACACCTTATAGAGTCAAAAATAAACCACAGGTTGTAGACTATGCTGTGGAATTTCCTGATCCTCAAGCTATTAGTATCTTACCATGGGATCTAGTTGAAATCTCTCAAGGACCTGCAGGGTTAATGTTAATATCTCGTAAAGTATTTGATAAACTAATGGAAGATAATCCTAAGTTACAATGTAAATTTCCCGATGATGCCAGAGCTAAGATGAATGCTGAGATTGGTACTGAAGAAGATGCTGCAGCTAAATATATGTGGAATTTTTGGGACACAAGTTTTAAGGACCAAGTATGGAAGGGTGAAGACCTAGCTTTCTGTGACTTGGCAAGGGCTGCAGGATTTAAACTGTATGCCAATCTGGACTCATGGACCACGCATCATGGATCTTATGGTTGGAAGGGCCGATTCGGCGACTCACTTATCAAGAAACCAAAAGACTAATTGTGGCAGAAATGTGGCAAGATTAAGACATTTTTTCCCTGTCGCAAGGGTGTCGGGAAGGTGTCGCAAGGGTGTCGGGGAAGTGTCGCATTTTGCTCTACATTAGAATAATTCTAAACAAACTGCGACATAAGTGTACAAATATGGCCAAAACTGCGACACCTGCGACACCACTGCGACGGGTTTGCGACACCTTTTGCGACACCTGTTTTTTGTTATATACCAATGCTTATAGGTTAAAAAGGTAACTTTGCGACACCAAAAATATTTTTTTATTTCCCAGCGCAGTAAAAAAAATTTTATTACATATAGGTGTCGGGAATACAAATGTGGCACAAATGTGGCAATGATCTATGTGGACGATAATATATTTATCTGTTAAGAATGGCCATGCCTAAGAAAAGAAGAAAACAGAACGCGACTCACCTGGCTCCCGTTATGCCTTTTCCTAAAGTGCGCGTGGAGTGGATAGATATCTTGAGCGACAGCGGCTGGGCTAGCGATAAAGAATTTGAAAAGATGAGATTAAGTTATCCAGTTAATGAAGGCTGGTTATATTCTAGAGATAAGAAATCAATTAAGCTGTTTGCTTCTTTTGATCGGGAAGATGATGGGACTTTTTCTTTCGGTGACCGGACGATGATTCCGACTTCGGTTGTGAGGAAGATTCAGAAGATTTAGGTGCTTCAATTGCCTCGCCCTCAACAGTTTGCGCATTTAAAAGAGGTGCGTAGTCGTCTAATATTTGTTTCATTTTTGCTTCTAGCTCCGCTTCTGACATGTCTTCTAATTTACCTGTTTTTATTATTTTTCTGTCTATGTATAATCCTGCAGCCTTTCCACGATTTGTTTCAGCGTTTACTGCAGAAGAGAAAGACCCTTTCTTCAAAGCCATCTCTTTAATCCGTGCTAATTCAGCGACATGGTTTTCATAACTGACTTCAAACTTCTTAAGTCTTTCTTCTTTTAGACTACCAACGTACTGTGCCACCAATGGTGATAACCTGGGGTTCATAAGTTCTGACCCTTCTTGTCTGCATCTCTTTTCAGAATAGCCAGCAAGCTTTGCCGCTTCTCCTTGTGAGACTGGTCCATCAGGTCCACCGAATACAATGAACTCTGCGAATCTTTTTTGCATTTCTGTTAATCTTTTTGGAACTCCCATATTGACAATTTAAGGTAACTATCCTATATTGTCAATATGAAAGATAATCCTTTAGATTTAAGTCTCCTTATAGAACAACATAAAAAAGAAATTTGGGCTTTTAAAATGAAAGAGTCCGAGTGGGTTAAAACTAAAAATCAATTAGATGGCAACAAGCGTATCATTGAAGAAATGTCTTCTCAAATTCAAGATTTAAGAAAGAGAAATTCTGAAGTTGAGAATGAAATGGCAATCCTTAAAGGTATTGGTAATAACTCTCCTGAAATGAAAGAGTTAAAAAGAGACAATAAATATTTAGCTGAGCAAGTTAGTCATTATAGAGATATTTTAAAGAAAGCAGGTTTTTAATGAGAGTACAAGACATGCAGCAATTTCTTTCTTCCTTCACGGAAGGATCAGACGCAGTTAAGAATGCTGTGATACTTTGCGAAGTTAATGGTAAATTATATGACATTAGAAGAATGGAAGTGCATGAGAATACTACTCCCATCATAGGACATAGAGGACATACAGCTCATAGATTAGTTTTAAAAACTATTAAACCTTCTCCAATAATTCTTCCGGACAAGCTCCAAAAAGATTATTAATGCATGAAGCTGTTACCTCAATAAAGACATGGGTCCTGAGACAAAATTATATCAAAAAGTTAGAAAAAATATTAAAGGGATTTCTTGGAATAGGATTGAAAACCTTAGCTCTTTGGGTACTCCTGATCTATTGGGCTATAATAATTCTGGCACCTTTTTCACATTAGAATTAAAAGTTACAAAAGGAAATAAGGTGAGGTTTTCACCACACCAAATTGCCTTCCATAAACGTCATCCTAACAATACATTCATCTTAGTCGAGGCCCTTGGTCAAAGGTCCTCGAAACTTTCTCAATACTTCTTGATCCCTGGCTCAAGGATCTCGGAGCTTGAAGCTTCTGGTCTGGTTAAGCTTGGTGCTTGCTGCTTGGAGCTTGAAGCTTGCGGCTTGAAACTTCAGAACCTGAACTAGGTTCTGGTTTAGGCTTGGAGCTTGCAGCTTGGGGCTTGAGGCTTGGAGCTTGTAGCTTACGTCTCTCCGCCCGGAGGGCCGCGTAATATTTGGGGTGTTTGAATTCCATTAATGTTTACCGTAACTAACATTCTTAATTGATTTTGTCCAACAGGCTCTGCATTCTTTGCACTTTCCTCCCTGGTGTGGCGCGGGACACGTGGCGCCAGATGTCACCACGGTGCTGGTGTTGGTCCAGCAGCTGGGCTCTGGTCCGTCGATCTTGCTTCCTGATAATCTTATAACCAGATTATCTGGGACATCTTCTGGAGCTGGCAGGTATGCCCGCTCCTGTGTTGGCAGCCAGTGACTGGTCCCTGGTGTCTGTCTTACTACTTCTAAAATTTTGTTCATGTGCTCGACTGACTGGACATCTCCGGCATCGTGCCACCTGAACCATTTTTGCCTCTTCACCTGTGCAACCATGGCCGTGACCCATGAGTCATGCTTCAGGCTGTTCAGTCTGTAGTACTGAGCTTTTTTAATTGCTGGATACCTTGTGTAATTTCCTTTTAGTGCATAACATCCGAAGCACGGCGTGCCGGGTATCTTGCGCAGCTTGGCGCCTGTTTGGCATTCCCATGCTGGCAGGCTGTAACTGAGCCCAGGCATCTTGCTGGTTCTGGTCATACTTCCGGTAATTTGTTTTGCTTCTTTTACTTTCATACTTTCTAAATCCTTTATAATCCTTTATTTATTTTTGTCAAGCTTGGCGCTTGCGGCTTGCCGCTTGAAGCTTGGCGCTTGATCCAGGCGTCCGGCTCTTTGAGCTCTTTGAAAAATTTCTCACACTTGCGCACGTAAGCGGGACTGAGGTCCCGCTTATCATGGATGAAATAGTTTAATAAACTATTATGATTGGATCTTACTTTTCTAACCATAAAATTTAACTTGTTTAAAATATGTCTTGTCATCCATCTCCATGAGTTGCTGCCAGTTCTCCAGGATCTCCTTGG